GGTCGGCTGCGCCGGTCCAGGGGTTTCGGCCTTCTTGGACTTGAGCGCGGGCTTTGGCTGGGACTTGATGTTGGTGACTTTCTCTGCCATTTGACTGACTCCTTCTAGGGTTGGGTGCACACAAAACGAAACAACGAAACGACGAACGAGGGACCAGTATGGTTCATTCACAAAACTCAGGTCAAGCACAATCTTTCACGCGCCGGTTGTGGCTTTTGCGTTTGCCCTCGGAGATGGCCTCCTTCATGGTCCGGTCCTCCTGCTCGGTCCCCTGGTATGCGGCGCCGCTGTATGTATCCCCCCGCATCATTTGCCAGACGGTGCGGGCTGTCAGAGGATGCAACAACTCTTGCATCTCCTCCACTGTCGGCCACGAGCGGGCGTTCAGGCCTTCTTCCTGCGGATGGCGAATGTGCCAATCATCCTGCGACGGCACAGGGTCGCCCTTAAACTTCAACATCGCATCCATCCTTGCACACCCAACGGTGCCCGCGTCCGAACGGCAATGTGCGGCTGACCAACTCGATTGCTGGACGCAACTTGTAGCATGAGCCACATATCGCTTCCCATTCATGCGGCTGTCCCTCCGAGGGATACCAGCGGTTCACCTGCATCTCGGCCTCCAACCTCTCGACTTCGGCTGCGGTTCGAGCCACAGCCAAAGTCGCCCGGCGTAACGCCTCGTTCATGTGGTGCCTCTCCTGTTATAGGCGCCCTCAAGGTAACCGGCCGAAAAACAAAAGACAAGCGGTTATTTGAGCTTGACTCGTGTTTTTCTCTGGGTTGGTTTTTTGCCTGGTCTCCGGGTCTCAACTCCGGTAAACTCCCACGCGCCCCGGTCCCCTTGTTTGGCCATGAGGAGGAGTTCCCCGGAGTGATGGCCGTCCCTCGGTTGCCGCCCGCAGCCGGGGGACGCCGTCTTTTCTTCCCACCTTCAACGCGGAAGGGCGGTTCCGAATGGACATAGCTTATGAGTGCTGAGCTTATTCAGCACTACCTCAAGCACAATTTCCGCATCGTGTTGTGGCCCGCCATCGGCGACGCCAAAGGTCCAAGAGACAAGGGATGGACCGAGCACGTCTACACCCTAGAAGAATACCAACCCGGCTACCGCGTCGGCCTCATGACCGGCGTCGAGATTTACCCTGGCAAGTTCTTCACCGACACGGACCTGGACTGGGCGCCAGGTTGCTTCATCGCCCTGGCGTTCCTCCCCTCCACTGAGTTCGTGTTCGGCCGCGCCTCTAAGAAAATCAGTCACTGCTGTTACACCCTGCCGATAGCTTTGCCCTCGTTCCGGTTCGAGGACGTGGATGGCACGTGCCTGATTGAAATCCGAGGGACCAAAAGTAACGGAGAGATTGGCCTGCAGACTATGGTGCCGCCCTCGGTCTGGAGTAAGGACAACCTCCGCGAGGCACTGGCGTTTGTGAAGGCCGGCGGTCCCACGCACCTAGAGGTGGCTGAATACTACGTGCAGCGTGTGACCTTGTCGGCCATTGGGATGATCTGTGCCCGCAACTTTGGCAAGCACGGGTTCGGGCACGAGGTCCGGTTGATGTGGGCCGGCTACCTCCTACGCCTCGGCATCTCCGTGGAAGACCTCGTCCTTATGGGCGAAAAGATGTCCGTGCTCTGCGAGAACAAGGAGATCGGCGACGTGCGGCGCGTGGTGGAGTCCACCGCGGTCAGGCTCGCGGACCCGAAGCAGAAAATTAAGGGCGGGCCAGCCCTAGCCAAACATCTAGGGCTGAACGGTCTCAAGATCATTGCCCGCATCAATGGTTGGTTGAAGAAAGATACAGGGTTTGTCCGTAACTCCAATGGCGCGATCATTGCTAACAGCCAAGAGAACATTCAGACCGCTGCCGTAGTGCTTGGCAAGACGTTGGGCTATAACTCATTCTCGGAGAAACTCTACATTAACGACGCCCCGTTAGAAGACCGACAGATGATTGAGTTTTACCTGCAGATTGACGAGGAGCTACACTTCCGGCCGTCCAAAGAGTTTTTCGAGATGGTCGTGAAGCGTATTGCCTGGAACAATTCGTTTCACCCTGTTCGCCAATACCTTGATAGCATGGTCTGGGACGGGGTGCCGAGGGTGGACACCTGGATCATAGACTATGCGGAGGCTCGGGACTCCACTTACCTTCGAGCCATTAGTTCAATCTTCCTCATTGCCGCGGTCCGGAGAATCCGGCATCCGGGCTGTAAGTATGACGAACTCATTGTGCTAGAGGGCAAACAAGGGTTGAACAAGTCCTCGGCGTTGCGGGCGCTGTGCCCGCGTGATGAGTGGTTCTCCGATGATTTCCCCTTGAACGTGAAGTCTCAGCAACTCATTGAAGCGACGCTAGGCAAATGGATCATCGAGGCATCGGACCTGGCGGGTAAGCGGAAGGCTGAGATTGAACAGTTGAAGGCGACGTTGTCGAGGCAGAGTGACGGGCCGGCGCGGATGGCTTACGCCCATCTCCCAGTCGAGCGCGACCGGCAATTCGTGGTAGCTGGCACGACGAACTCGAAAGCCTATCTCACGGACCCCACGGGCGCCCGGAGGTTCTGGCCCGTGGAGATTGAACGGTTCGATGTCGAGGGGTTGCGCAAGGTGCGGGACCAATTGTGGGCGGAGGCGGCCTATCGGGAGTCCCGAGGGGAATCTATACGGTTGCCCGAGGCGTTATGGCCGGAAGCCGGCAAGGAACAGGAGGAGCGGCGCGAGATTGAGCCGTGGGAACACATCATTCGTCAGGCCTGTCGGGAGGTGGAGCCTGGTCGAGATGGGCGCCGGCGCATTGCCACCTCGGCTATTTGGACAGCGCTCGTCGTTGAGCCAGCCAGACGGAATCGAGCGGATGCCTCAAGGATCTCGGATATCATGCACCGTTTCGACTTCACCCGCACCAGGGTCCGAGGGTTGGAAGGCGTCGAGGTCGGTTATGTGAGCGGCAAGGATACACACCTCCATCTTGATCTGGATGAAGGGACTCAGACCTTACAAGAGATGGAAGAAGCGAAACTGCCGGACGACCTATATAGGAAGAACAAGAAGGAGGACGACGATGTGCCCTTTTAGAGGCAGCATGACGACGTATTGGCATAGCCTCTTTTGGCAATGGCTCCAGCGACAAAGTCGTCGAGAAGACTCCGTTGGAGAGTTTGCCCGCGAGGCATTGGATGACCCGACCTTCCCGAGGTGGGCCATGAGCCTGGAGACATTGCGTGAATACGCCGCGGTGCAGTCGCCCGACCTCAGTAGATTTCAGGCGTTAGACCGGGCGTATGCAGAATGGTATGGCACAGTAGAAGCGAAAGAGGCGAAATTGGACGCAGAAGCGGAGGATGTGACGTTAGATACATGGGGAAAAGATTAAAAAAGAAGGGGAACAGAGGGGAACACGGGAACAGGGAAAATGTTGAAAAAGAAGGGGAACAAGGGGAACACGGGAACAACCGGCCCGGTTGTTACCCTGACGGGATGCAAGGGTTTTCGAGGGATCTCTTTGAGGAGCCTGGAGTTACGTGCGAAATCGCAGATGTTACCGTTCCTCAAGTTACCCTGATTTCCTTGGCGGTTGGGAGGGTTGCCGCCGTTGTACCGTCAGTCCCCTACTCTTACTTACTCTCTCTTTGTAGGGTTACTAAGGGGAACAAGGGAACAATAGTAAGTAGAGGCAACAACCACGGGGCGAAAACGCTGTTACCCTCGTGTTACCCTCGGCACCGCCCGAGTAACAACGCCCGGAGCCAGGCTCCTCCCCGAAAATAAACCGCTTGACTCCCTCAAATTCCAGGCGTAGCAAGGCCTTGACTCCCTGCGGGAAATGGAGTTATGGGCACCGGGCCTCCCGAAAAATATCTTGACTTCGGCGCTTGACCTAGTACGGAACCCGCGCTTACCGTGGGTGCCTCCAATGCCTTCCCTCGCTGAGACCTTGGACCCTGAGACGCCGGCGCAGCCGAGGCGGTGTCCGCACGTCGGTCGCTCGGGCTACCGCTGTGACCGTGAGGTCATGGACGGCGAAGAGATATGCGTGCTTCACGGTGCCTCCATTGTGCGCACGCGCGAGCACATCATGCGCCGCCTCCTGGCGCTGCAAGAGAAGTCCCTAGTAGCCCTTGAAGAGTTGTTCGACTTCGCCGACGACCGCACGAGGTTGGCGGCCATTGTGGCCGTGTTTGACCGCACGGGGTTCGGGCCGAAGAGCACACTAGCCATTGAAGAGTCTGAGTTAGACGTCACATCAATGACCCTGGACGAACTAGCCGAGCATTCGGACCGTCTTGGTCATCGAGCACGTGAACTCAAGAGCATGCATGAGTCTTCCGCATCCTTGAGTGACGACGATTCAGACGCACCTCCTAGCACCAACGTCCACTGAACTTGTCGCGCGGTCCCGCGCCCATGCTCAAGCTATCGAAGTCGAACTAGCCCGGCGCCAGCCTCCGCCTGCCGTCTACCTGCCCCTGGAGGCGCCAGGGCGCTACAAGGGCGCCCGAGGTGGACGCGGGTCCGGCAAATCCCATTACTTTGCGAAGAAGGTTATCGACCGGCACGTTGCCCGTGAGACGCGGACGGTGTGCGTGCGCGAACATCAGGTCACGTTAGAACAGTCCGTGAAGCGGTTGCTGGAGGACAAGATCAAACTGTTCAACCTCGGCAACAAGTTCCGAGTCATGGACAACCGGATCGAGGACGTCAACGGCGGCATCATCATCTTCCAAGGCATGAAGGATTACACTGCGGAGTCTATCAAGTCCCTGGAGGGCTATCACATCGCATGGGTCGAGGAGGCGCAGTCGTTGTCGCAGCGGTCGCTCGAACTCCTGCGTCCGACCATCCGTGAGAAGGACTCCGAGATATGGTTCTCGTGGAACCCCTCGCAGCCGACCGATCCGGTTGATGCGTTCCTTTGCTCGGGCTCGCTGCCGCCTGGCGCCATCGTCGTCAAATCAACGTGGGCCGACAACCCCTTCTTCCCCGACGTCCTCCGCCAGGAGATGGAATGGGACCGGAGCCGCGACATTGAGACGTATGACCACGTCTGGGGCGGCGACTACGAGAAACACGCCGAAGCCCGAGTGTTCCGCAACTGGCGCGAGGAGGAGTTCGAGACGCCGGACGATGTGACCCATTACTTCGGCGGAGACTGGGGATTCAGTGCGGACCCCTCGGTCCTCGTGCGGTGCCACGTCATTGGTCGGCAGCTGCGCGTGGACTGGGAGGCTTGGGAGATTGGGTGCCCGATTGACCGCCTGCCCGAGTTGTTCGCCGCGGTGCCAGGCTCGAAAGACTGGCCGTCCATCGCAGACTGTGCCCGGCCGGAGACGATCGACTACCTCCAGCGGCACGGCTATCCCAAGATGGAGCCGGCGAAGAAGGGTCCGGACTCGGTCAAGGAAGGCATCATCTTCCTCCAGGGCTACGACATCGTCGTCCACCCTCGGTGCGTGCAGACGCTGAAGGAGTTGCGGCGTTATTCGTACAAGGTGGACCGGCTCACGGGCATCGTCACACCGACGTTGCAGGACAAGGACAACCACGTCATAGACTCGCTGCGGTATGCGGTCGAGCGCCTACGCAAACCGCCTGAACCGGAGTTCCTGAATTGGTAAACGGATCTCCCATCATCACGTTGACGGACCCCTCGGACTTCGCGCCGATGGTGCGGGCGCTGG